GCATACTTCAGACCAGTGCCGCCACCCATCTCTTTGGTAGGGACATAGGAACCAATCACATCGTAGGTGTGGTTCGTCACGATCATAGGCACCTGTGCTTGTCCGAGCTTCAATGTTAGCACACGGAAGGCACCTTTGATCAACTGACTCTTGGTCATGTCACGAACCTGCTTATCGTTAGAGACATCCTCCATCTCTTTGTTGGTGGAAAGCATACCAAGAGAGTCCAGAACGAACAGCATAGGCACACGCTCATCCTTAGGTTCCTTCATGTACTTGTCAAGGATCCTAGATGCCTGTGTCCTGAACTCTTCGATGGTGGAGACAGGCATGATGATCATGCGCTTACTGTCAATGCCACGCTCGACGATCATTTCACGGGATATAGCAGATTCAGACTCAAAATAAATGACTCCGCCTGTAGGATTAGCGTCAAGGAAATTACGAACGACGCTAAGAGCAAAAAAAGTCTTGCCCGTGCTTGATTCTCCTGCCAGGGCCGTAACCTTATTGGAAGGAAGACCTCCAAAAATGCTACCACTAACGAGGGCATTAAAAATATAAGACCCAGTATCAACATAAGAAGTAATGTCGCCAGCAGCGACTCCTTCACTAACCAAACTAGCAAATTCATTGCCAGACTCTTTAATTACACTATCTAGGAATCCCATTGTGTTGCTTCATCCTCGTAAAAGTTTACATAATTATAGGACTGCGCCATGAGTTTTGCAAACGCACGGGCAGTGTTGTAGTCTTCAAAGCACTTAATGTCTTCTGGACCAACTTGACCCACTATGTGGTTGGTCCATGTGACTACAAATACTTTTTTACTCATTCAAAAAAACTCCCAATGGAAATAGTTTTTTCATGGGTCCAACCAATACATTGTAGCACATTTTTCAGGGGTTCGAGGAAGGATTTCTCAAACTGTGTTTGATAATCCACATATTTGTCCAGGTTGAACTCCGATGGAATGTTACTAAAGAATGAAATGCAGTTCTCTCTGAGTGGGTTGGGAGTTTTAAGGTAAATGAATTTGATTTTCTCTCCCTCTTGAATCGTCTGATACTTATGTGTCAGTTTGTTCTTTTTGACCATGTGGTTATAGAGGAGAGCACCTCTAACATGGATGGGAGTGCCTTTGCTGTAGATCTCTGTCGGGTGAGAGTATTTCGCAAGTCCGTTGCATCCTCTGGGGAAGGCGACGAGCTCGTAGTTCTGGTTGCGCGTATCCGATTTGACATCATTGATAAAAGCGATGAGATCATCATTTGTTTTGCCGATGATGATTTTGAATGCTGCATACAACTTGTCCCTGAAATACGCTGGAGTGGACGACCTGGCGGTCTCTAGACCCATGATCTTCATCTTAGGTTCTTTGTATCGAACGCCTTCGCTGTCCCATACATTGAGAATATATCGCTTCTTCGCAGTCCAAATGCCACGGTCAGCAATATTCTCACGCTTCATCTGCATCTTTTGTTCATATGCCGAAACATAATCCGCAAGTTCCTGATAACTGGACTCGATGAATGGTTCCAGTTTTTCTTGACAGATCTTGTCAAGTATGGCAACAATTGCTGCTTTGTCGCTAGACTTATTACTAAAAAATTTAGTAACAAGAGGTCCAAGATTAAGATAGATTGAGTCGGTATCGCTAGCGATGACATAATCTTTGCCCTCAGTTTGCAAAAGTTTATTTAGATAACCATTCATCTTGTTCTCAATCCATCTGATGGATACCTGACCAGACAGTGTGATCGCCTCAGCGTTGGCAAGACGGTAGTACCTGAAGTGTTCGTTGCCGATGGCACCATAAGCAGAGTTCAAAGAGATCTTCTTTGCCATCTGAATATTGTTACATCTCGCAATCTCCTTCATGAGTTCAACAGTAGGAGTTTTTTCATACTGTTTCTTAGCAGCAATCATCTTTTTCTTAAAGATGACGCGACTGTCATACATGCGCTTCATCATCTCAGGCAAAAATCCATGCTTGTCTTTGCGGTACTGTGCTCCATTGGCACACACAGCAAACTCACCATCAATCTCTACTTCTTTATTAAGTATCTTATCAACGGTTGCAGTTGAGTGTCTGGTATCTTGGAGTGTCTCGGGCGAGATGTTGTACTGCATAATGAGATGAGGATACAGAGAGTTGAGGTCAAAAGACACAACCCAATCATAGAATCCAGGCTTCGGTTCTTTAACATAAGCACCTGCATACTTCTCAGTTTTAGTTGCGCTTTCCTTCTTAGGGGGAATAGCAATCTTACGCTTTAGAAGGTCGCAGTAAATATAGTTATCCCACATACGAACCTGACTAAACACATCTTCATAATTCACCTTGGCGTCATATGCCATGGTGTATGCCAGTTCAATCAGTTTCATCTTATCATCCAGTTTGTCCACCAGACGAACGTCATGGATGTTATATTCGATGAACTTCTGCCAGTCGTTCTCATAGAACTCTTTGAAGGTATCAAACTCAGAGTGGTCTAATTTTTTCTCTCCGAGTTCGACGGAGCAAATGTGATCCAGTCGATAAGACTCTTGGTTCGTGTACGTAAATTTCCTGTATAGTTCAAGGTAATCCAGAGTAGCAATTCCAGGTAAATCGTAGGCAATTTGCTTGCGTCCTTTAATGTAGATCTCCCGATAAGATATAAGCTTCCAAGGACTAAGCATTTTAGTATACTTATCACCAAGGATCCTATCAATGCGCCTAGCAATATAGGGAATATCAAAAAGCTGAACATTCCAACCAGTAATTACGTCAGGGAAGTTTTCATTCCAGTAAGAGAGGAACGCACCCAGCATTCCCTCTTCTGATTTGAAATGCATGTAGTCCACCAAGGGGTCTTTGTTATCGAATGGGCGTGCCCCGAACACAATAATGCGACCAGTGAAGCTGTCTTTGATACTGATGGCAAGGATCTCCTGATCGGCAGTCTCGATATCTGGAAATCCATTCTCGGCAGCGGTCTCAATATCGATGGTAAATACACGGATACTGCTGCTGTCGAATTTGAGTTCATCTTCTGGATACTCCTCTGCGATATATTGATACAAAAATCTAGAGTTGCCGTAGATCTCAAAACCTTCGACATCTCTATACTTTTTTATGAACTCCTTAGCGTCATTGATAGAACCTTGCTTGATAGGTTCGACACAATCACCCTCTAGAGTACGCCATTCCGAGTAGTTTTTTGTAGGAACATACAGGGTGGGGTTGAAACTCACCCTGTATGAAAATGCTTGCCCACCTTCATAACCACGGACGAGCAGGCGGTTGCCTGCCTGCTCAACATTAGTGTAGAACTTCATTCAGTGCCTTCAGTCTCATCATAATAGCGGGCTAGCAGCGCCTTTGAGGCACCTGCTATGACAGTTACATCAGAGGACCTGATAACGATTTCAGGATCATCTGAGTATGGTGGCCATGGTCTCAGTTCACCATCGACCACCTCACGGGGGTGGCGGAGGATGCAATCTGGATCACCAAACTGCGCTTCCTCCACCTCTTCAACTTTACTCAGCAGCCACTGGTCCTGTAGTTTCAGCAGCCGTACTACGGTTTCCTCCATTGATGATGTCCTCTCCATTGTTAGGGATGAAGGAAAGGTCAACATTTGCCTCCTTCAGTTTAGTTACATAGTTAACCAGGATATCCTGATTGGGTGGCATAGCAGTGACAACCGAAGCAGGGTTGATACGGAAATCTTCGTATGGAGTAAACAGATTCCAACGACGATAGTTCACGCGATACTGCTCAGTCTCAGATCCATCACCATCAACCTCAAGGTTCATGATCAGAGGGAACATAAGTTGATAAGCAACAAACTTATCTTCTTCACGAACTTGCGTAAAGTTGCAGATAATGTTTTCACCCGTCATCATAGTGACGATGCGAATGTTGTGTTCAATATTGATTTTGTCAGTCATAGTTTGCAAACTTGTACAGTGTCATTTTATCGTATACCACCCTGCGTGTCAAGTCAAAGATAGTCTTTACGCTGGTGGTGCTCTGGGATGATTTTTTTGAGCGTAATATTTAGGAGCCCATCCTCAAATTCAACTGATCCAACTTCCGTATCTTCTGCCAATGTCCAAGATCGGGTGAAAGATCGTTGAGCCACTCCTCTATGGATGTATTCTGTGCCTGATTCTTTATCCTCTTTTTGTCCTTCGACAAATAATTTACCTGATTCGGTATATACATAGACTTCGTTCTTCTTAAAACCTGCGAGTGCCAACTCAAGTCTAGACTCTACATTGCTGACTTGAACTAGATTGTATGGTGGATAATTTGTAGTCGTTTCATGTAGTGTAAACAGACGGTCAAAGTATTCGTCCATACCAATGCTGTTCCTATTAATACGATCCAACAGTTGATTCATGTTGGCAGCATTGTACTTCATGAGGTTGGTCATTTGATAGCTCCTATTAAGCGAGTTTGTGTTTTGTGGATCCCGAAGGCATCCGTATATAATTATAACACTTATAGTGGTATAGATTTCAGTATAATTTGGGCAAGATCCGAACTTTGTGATTCGGTTTTCAGTATAAATTCGATGCTATCTTTGACAAACATGTCAAATGCTAGTGAAAACCGAACCTCACCTGTCATATTATTTGCCACTCCATGCTGTAACCATGAAGGAAACAGAGCAACATTTCCTTTCTTATTTGGACACTCATATGGTCCATGATACAAGCTAAAAAGTGGTATCCAATAGTCAGTGCTGGTTGGATAGTCATCCAGACTCATGTTGCCACTGACAAATGTATTTTCATGTAGAGAATGTGAATGCATACCAATCGGTTCGCCTGGTTCTAGACGAACCGCCCATCCACGAATTAAAATATCTTCTCGGTTTAGTGCAGGAACATCAATTGCTTTACAGTAATCCACATATGACTGATATATCTTATGCCTAAGAACTTGGATACATGATTCCTTCCAGTCAAAAATATTGTACTTAGTCCATTCACCGAAAAAATTATTACCAGATAGTTGTTCGTTGTAAGAACCAATACCTGCTTTCTCAATCATGCGTTTTAAGTTAGACGCAAGATTTCCCTGGTACTTATCTAAGTACAAAGAAACATCCAAGTTCGGTGCAAATGGTGTGTTAGGTTCCCAAGTTTTCCATCGATGTAGTTTAGGGTCGCAATTTCTCTGTTTGATTACCAGATCATTGACGGTGCCCTGCAAATTCACTTCGGGCATTATGACTCTTGCTTCTTTCTACCAATATTATACTTGCTTTCTAGCGTCCACTCACCCTTTTCTTTGAACGCAAGCACTTTGATCTGATTAAGTGGTGCAAGATCAGCAATCTTAGTCTTTGCATCTTCATCGATGCCAACCAGACCCCAATCAACTAGAAGTTGAATGATTCTATTACGACGCTGAACATCGTTCAAAGAAAGATTTGTCTTTTTACCGTCAAGGGCAAACAATTCTTTGAAGTGTACAATAAAATATTTACCCTGCTTGTGTAGGATATGGCAAGACTGATAGATCTTCTTCTCTTTGCGTGATGCCACACCGATTCGAGTCAGCGTCTCTCTCACTTTAAGAAAATCATCTGGTTCATTCAGAACCACTTCAACCATGTCAGTTTGCTTCCACTGGATTTCAGTTTCGACGCTCATTATTTCCACCCTTTCTCAATGAATATGTAATCTTATCTAGTTGATCCTTGGTAAGAATCCTGAGTGCTTGGAGTGCTTTATCGTCATTATAACCATAATACTCTTTTACCGCTTCAAGATTATCAATAGAATCTTTGCGAGCCCAGGGAGAGAAACGCTTCCTAGGTTTCACACTATTTAGCAAAAAATCATATTGTAATTTTTTGGGTAAATGTGGACACTTATTCATTTCATTGACATAAAGGATAGTGTCAGTGAAAGAACTGAGGCACCTGTTAACAATGTAAGGAGGATAACCTCGCTCAGCATCAAAATCATCATCGAGAATGCTTTTCTTGGATTGGTTGATTGAATACAGATAATCTTTCAGTTGGTAAGACATATATTTGCAGAAATAACGGTTCTCTTTGAGTCTGTTGGTGGCACTTCATGCTGCAAACCTGCAGGAAAAATGACCAGTCTACCTGTCTCAGCAGGTACTTTTAGTTTACCTTCAAAAACTATGGGTGAACACCCATCTTCGACATCGACATAGTATGCACAGGCAAATGTGTATGGAAAATGTGCATGTCTCATAGCAGAGTCACCTACATCATACTGCATTGCCCATAGTTCCTTGCACTTTAGTTTGTCAAAGTAATCATAGTAACCTTCCATGATAAACTCACATGCTTCTACAATGTGCTTGGCAACTGGTTTAAATTTGGGATTGACTTTGTGTGTATCCCA